CCAATCCCTACTTTCTGGATCTATACCCATTGCCATGAACGTATTTTTCGTACTCATACACGCTGAAATCCATGCTCCAAAATACATTCTTGTGAGTATAGTAAATTCCAATGGTGGTATTTCAAAAGTGCGACACAACTTTCCAGGTTTTAACAATTCATCTTTTAAAGATACAATCCATATTGGATAAGTAGGGTTTTTTATGAATGATGTTGTATACTCTTCCATTGTTTTGTCAAATCCATTTATATATGAATAATTGCCAGTGTCATCTACTTGTATATAGTCGGTTTTTCTTTTGCGATTCATTACATGTGGATAGCCTGCTGATGTTGACAAATTCATTCCGTCCATATGGTTCCATTTACCAATTGCTTCATGAATGGTTAAGAGTTTTGCTGGACCTTTTGGAAACTCTGATGCTACACCTTCTATTATTTCAGGTAAGCAATCACAGTCTGGTGTATAGTCATCAGATCCATAAAGAGCAGCTGAAACAAGTAGAGGGTCTAATTTCGCTTGTTTTTCTGATGGTTCTTTTGTTGGAAAATCACCATACATTGGACTCTTGATGTAATCAGTTTTTCTTGATACGTAAGCTGAGACTGGACTTTTGGCATACATGAGATTAGTTTTGCCAAGATTACTCCATTCAACAATAAACTCTACTTCTTTTGGTTGTTCTATGTATCTATCGCTTCTGAGATCATAGATCATTTCTTTTGTTAACAGAGGTCCCATACCTTTTGCTTCATATGTTGATCCTGCTATGTGGATTCCAACAATTTTGGTTCCTCTTGCTGTTCGTGCTAACAAAAATGATCCACAATCACCAAATGTTGTATATGCGTTATACATGAAACCATTGTGTAGCTCATACATTATTTTATTTCCATCACTATATTCTACCGCAGTTGTTAATGGTACAAGTTCGATGTTTGAACATATAAGTGATGCTTTGTTCTCTTCTTTATTATAGTCAATTCCAGCCATAATACCAACTACTGCATCGGAAACTAGACCAAGATCGCGATCTGTGATAAGATGTGGTGTGATATCTCTAAATTGTGGAACGGATGTTTTTTCAAGATTGATAAGAACAATATCTTGAATTGATCCATCTCTACCAGTGACGGGATAGACTCTTGTCTCAGTTATAGCTACAAAATGTGTTGTGGTGCCTGTTGATATAGCTATGTAATATTCGTTTTCTTTATCCTCATATATATATCCTTCACGATCTCCGAAGGATGTATATACCATGTGACGTGGTGCTACTAATATTTGTCCTTTCACAAAGAAGCCATTAAGTCTACCGAGTAGTTGACCAATTTTATCAATTGAAAA